GTATCCCTTGCGTCGCATGGGCGTCATCACCTGAGGCAGGAGCCCAGTGCGGTAATCCCGCTCGCTGGGATCTGTGCGGGGGGCGGCCCGCAAGGGCCGTCCCTACCGCGACGTGTTTCCAATCTGCGCCGGCCCCGTGCCGCGCAGAAATGCTTTCTTCAGTACGTCCATGTTCTTCACTTCAATCGCCGCATCACGCTTGTCCTTCGCCGAGTACGGGTCGAAGTCGCTCGGCTTGAAGGCCCTCGTCTTCTTCGGGTCGCGGTTGACGTTGGCAATCAACGCGAGGATCGCCGACGTGTGCGCCCAACTCTCTCTCCCGCGGGCCTCGGCCATCCACAGCAGTTCGCGCAGCGTCAGTGGTCCGGGGTCGACGCCAATGACGCCGGCAAGTTCGTAAACGACTCGCCAAGGGTCGCCTGCCTGTCCTGCCTGCCGGCAGGCAGGTCGGGCAGACAGGTCTCGATCGCGGCCCCGAGGTCCAGCTTGTCGATCCGCGTCTCGATCCGCGCGACCGCCAGGTCGATCATTCGCCGCTGGGCCTCCACGGCTTTGGCCAGATCGCTTCGACCCAGGCCTCGGAAAAAATGGACGAGTTCCTCGTACAGCGCCGTCTGCGCCGCCAGGATCGCCTCGCCGCCCAGGGCCGCACCAAACTGCTCGTCGGTGACGCCGGCGGCGTCGGCCTGCGGCTTGACCAACGCGAAGATCACGTCGCACAGCAGGATCACGTCGGTGGCGAGCCGGGTCAGCAGCGGCGGATCGCCGGCTTCCAGTTCGAGCAGGTTCACGTCGAGCAGGCCTTTGACCCGCTTGGCCGCGTCGATGGTCAACGCGATCGTCCAGGTACGCCCTGTTGTGTCGGTAAACGTCTTCATGATTACACCACCACCCACTGATCGAATTCCGCGAGTTTGGCCGTCACCGACACGGTGATGGCCTCCTCCAACGCCTCGTTGCGTGAGAACGACGTGATCGAGAAGGAACCCTTTGGCCCCTGCGCGCCGGTCGTGGCCTTGTCCTGGTCGAGGATGGCGAGTTCGAGGGTGCTGCTGGTCAGGAAGGCGTTCTTGACCGCATCGAACCCGGCGTCGCCGGGGTTCCAGACCATCTCGAATTCGGCTGTGCATTCACGCAGCGTGGGCGCCGTAGCTCGCCAGCCGGAGTTGGCCCGCGTGGTGATGTCCGCCTCGCCCGCTTCGAGATTCAGTGTCACGTCGCGGACGTTGCCCATCTCGGTCAGGGTCGCCAGCGCATCGCCGGCGGTTCCCTGATAGATCTTGGCGTTCATGCCGAGAACAAAAGTCGCCATGCTTGTCGCTCCTTGCGGTCGCTCCTAGCCTGTAGGCTGTAGGCTATAGGCTGTAGGAGAACTCCATGCGTGATCACACAAAACTGCGTGCATTCGAACTCGCGGACCAATTGGCCCTTGCCGTGTACGAAGCCACCCGCGGCTTTCCGAAAGAGGAACAGTTCGGGTTAACGTCGCAGATGCGACGTGCCGTCGTGTCCTGTGCCTCGAACATCGTTGAAGGCTGCGCGCGAAACAGCGAGTCGGATTATCTGCGCTTCCTCGACATGGCCTACGGCTCCGTGCGCGAAGTCGAGTATCAGGCTTCACTGGCGTACCGCCTGAATTACCTGGCTGCCGAAGCATATGATTCGCTCCGCGAGCGTTGCGTCGAAACGTCAAAAGTCCTCGGTGCATTGATTCGTTCCCTCCGCTCCTGACCTACGGCCTACAGCCTACGGTCTATAGCCTTACACTCTCGGCCCACATGGCCGGCAGCTTCGGTTGCTCGCGCTCGAATGCCGGGCCCATGTAGGGCCGGGCCGCAATCCGAATGCGGCGCTTCCTTCGCCTGCCGCGCAAGCCCTCGACCACCGTGGAGGGTCCGCCGTACTCGAGCGCGTGCGGCGCGTCGCCGACTTTCTGGTTCAAGCGCTGCGGGCCGATGACCACGCTGCGGCGGTCGTGGTCGTAGCCGAAGAAGATGAATCTTCGCAGCAGTCCGGTGTGCGAGCTCGGCGGTTCGCCCGGCGCGCTGATCGCCTTGCGCTTGCGGATACTGTGCCGAGCACCGGTACGTACGAACGCACCGAACCGCGAGAGCACCTTCCGCGTCGCGCGGTCCACCCGGCTGGTCACCGCCTTGCGGTCGAAGAACATCTGCTTGGTCACCATGCGGAACATAGGCTGTAGGCTATAGACTGTAGGCTGTAGGGACGGTCTCCGAAGAGGCGCCTACAGCCTGAAGTCTGAAGTCTCTTTCACGTCATCACCCGTAAGGTCAGCGTCAGCACGCTGGTGAACTGGCGCAGCTCGCCCAGGTGCTCCTGCGAGTAGATGGGCGTGTTCTCCGTCTTGACCCAGACCGCTTCGCCGAACTGCCTCGTCGCGCGAATGAACTCGGCGATCTCCTGCACCAGGTCCATCAAGGCGTCGATCTCCGCGTCGTTGCCGGTGGCCAGTTTCTTCTGCACGCCGATGTCGATCTGAAGGTCGCTCTGCGCCACGCCGCGCCCGGCGGTGACCAGTTCCATGCCTTTGGGCACCACCGTCACGTGCAGGTCCTTCATCTCCTGAAGGTCGAAGGCCGCTCGATACGCTCGCGCCGCCGTGAACGGCTGGCTGAACGTCTGGCCGTTGAGAGCAACGACGACTGCGTCGGCGATGTCCGTGATCTGGGCCATCAACTTCCCCTCGCCGCTGCAACCGCGCTGACGAGCCAGTCCACCGCCGCCAACTCCTCGACATCGAGCAAATCGAGCACGTCGCGCAGGTCCATCCCGCCGTCGACCGACGTTTTGATCGACTGGGCGGTCACCGCCAGGCGCGATCCCTCGATGAAGGCCGGTCGTTTGTCGTATGGCACGGCGTTGACCCGGTCGATGTGCGCCTGCGCCGCCGCCCGCTCTTCGGGAGTCATCACGTCGAGCCGCGCCTGGCGCTTGGCTTCGAGGTCAGCCTTCCGCTGCGCCTGTATCCGCATCCGCGGAGTACCGATAGTCCTTTTTGGACTATTCGAAAGCGGACTCTACCGTGCCCCTCATGAGGGTGACGTCCCATGGAAAAATCGATCTATTCCCACGATTACCGCCTCTTTCTCCGCCTTTTGCGGGACGCTCGCAGGCAGGCGGGCGTCACGCAAACAGAGTTGGCCAACCGGCTCGGGCGGACTCAGTCCTTCGTAAGCAAGTGCGAACGGGGAGAGCGCCGGATTGATGTGGTGGAGCTGCGAAAGTTTTGCAACGCCCTAGAAGTCGATTTCCCCGACTTCGCTGCTCGTCTTCATGCCAGGCTTAAGAACACCCGGGGGCGCGCCAGTTGACGATGTCGGACTCACCCTACGCCAACTTGCCTGAGAATAGATGGGAAGCCAGGACCACAGAACTGATACAATCCCATCCCTTACGCTCTGCCGAACTTGTGGAGGTCGTGCTATCAAGCTGGGACTCGATCTTTGACTCCGCCATCGGAACCAAGGGGTTTACAATTGGTCAACACATCTTCCCGAAGCCGCAGATTATGGGGTTTTTTTTGCACGAGCTTATTCCTTTAGAGCTCCAAGAGCGCTACCCAGACGTCTGGCGAATCGACAAGACTGGAGACGACAAGGATCTTGTTTACGTCCCCGATGCGTCCTTCTCGGTGGAAATAAAAACATCGTCCCATCCTACGCAAATATTCGGGAACCGAAGTTATGCCCAACCTGCATCAACCGCAAAGAAAAGCAAGGCCGGCTTTTACTTGGCCGTTAACTTCGAGAAGTTCGCACCAACGAGACCGCGTCCACGTATCCGGGCCGTCCGGTTCGGTTGGATTGACCACTCCGACTGGATTGCGCAGAGGGCGGCTACTGGACAGCAAGCGCGACTCGCGCCGATCGTGTACCAGACGAAGCTCCTGTTACTCTACGAGCCGTGACCTGTTATTCATTCCACCGGAAACAGCACATGCTGCCGGCGCCCTTGCTCATTCCTCAGACCCGTTCGCTCAAGCCGCCTCACTGCAATTTCGACATAATCCGGGTTGATTTCAAACCCCACGACAGGTCTACCTAGCGACATTGCAACATCAGCTACAGTGCCCGATCCCACGAAAGGATCGAGCACAACATCGCCGATGTTAGTACACGCTCTGACGATTCTCTGAATCAGTGCCGCCGGGAACTGGGCGGGGTGTGGCATGCGTTCCTTTGAACTTCGATTCTCTCCGCTCGTGACCTTCGGAATTGCCCAGACATCAGTGGGGTTTTTTCCCTTGGGGTTGCATTTGAGCCGCCCATTCTTCTTTTGGTTCGGGTACTTCACGTTCGGGTCACGAACGGCATCGAGGTTGAACAGATATCTGTCCTGGTCCTTCACATACCATAGGAACTTTTCATTACGTGGCGAAAAACTTCTCTTGCATGCGACGCCGGCACCGTAGTTCCACACAATCTCTTGGACCAAAAAGAAGGGAATGCGTTGCCATAACAAATAAGGAATCGGAATCGCATTAGCGCGTCCAGGGAACGACAGGTAGCCTAGATTGAGCCAAAACGCGCCGTTTCGCTCGGTGACGCGGTGAATCTCGCGAATCCAGGCTTCGCACCAGTCAAGGTATTCGGGTATCGCGAGGCCCTTTTCGTACTCCTTACCGATGTTATAGGGCGGCGATGTTACCGTCAGGCGGACACAAGGGTGCCGCAAGCGGTTCAAGAGAGGCAGGCAATCCCCACAATATAGAAGAACGCCCTCGCGCTCGTACGTGGGCGTACCGAGCCACTCACGGAGACGTTCAAAGGTGCTCGCCATTGGACTGTACCTCTTCGAACCAAAAGAAACAAGTACGAATGCCTGGGATCATACTTAGAGTAACCCGTACAGCCGTCCCGAGGCGCTTGAAAGGGAGTCAGCACGACCCCCGAGGGGTGCACGCTACGCCGCTGGAAAGACCGAGCATCTAGGCAACGAGGCGCACTGCCTCGACCGATTCCAGGCGGTCGAGCCGAAGCCGAATGCCGAGCCTGCCGTTGCCGCGAATCGCCTTCCCGAGACGGCCGAGCTTGGCGTGAATCCGCAGCAGACGTCCGTGCGGGTCGGAGGCCCGGTGGTGACCGCGCCGCTCATCCCCAATACCGGCTACCCAGATGTCACTTTCCGAACAAACTCTGTGTTCTTGGATCGGTCCGCAGCCTTCTCGAACGCTTGCTGCTGCTTTTGGTCTCTCGCGCTGTTGACGGAGTCTGGGGTCTCAACTTCGACGATCTTGCGCTGATTGCCTTTCTTCGCGTCGATATCCGGGCGAACACCATCGATCGTTGGTGGTTGTTTGTACCCCGGAAGATCGGCCTTCACGTTGAACCCTTGTTTCTCGAGCTGCTTCGCCAGCCGCTCGACCGTCGCGTCATGGTCCGACTGCGATGATCTACTTCGCGTCATAGCCACACTCTCCACAAACAGGCACTCGCCAAACGAAAACAACACAACCGCTCTTCACCCGGTTCATCCTTTCCGAGGCCGATGGGAGTCTACGCCGCCTAGTGCGGCCTGGCAAGGCCCCTGTTCCCGGTTGTTTCCTGCGTGACCGGCAGGTCAGCCGGCTCGGCCAGCAGATACCACGCCTTGTCCGAGAAGCCCGTGTACTGCGTGTTGGACAAGTACCGGCTGACCTCGACGCGGAACTTACCCGCGTGCGGGTTGGCGATCGGAGATTTCTTGTCCGCCGTGGTGTCGCGGATCTCCAGCGACTTGAACAGCATCGTGCCCATCGCGGACAGCGCCGTCGGCACGAGGATGACCTGCGGCATGATACCGATGGGCTTGCCGTCCGGGTCGACTTGGTTCAGGAATGCGACTTCGGCCTTCGTCAGGCCATCAATGCTCAGGGTCGTGTCCGCGCCGGTCAGGTAGTTGTTGTTGCCCGCGACGAAGAACGCCGCGTTGTTCATGAAGACGGACCAGAAGATGTCGTTGATCTTCAGGCCCGATCCGCGGCCGAGCTTGCGGGGGACGGTGGTGATCGCTCCCAAGTCGTCGTTGATGATGTCCCGCCGATCGATGGACAGCAGCAGGCCATAAGTGTCGGCCTTGTTCGTGTAGGCCAGTTCGCCGAGCGTGCCATGCTTGAGTTCGCCGCCCGGGGCGACCTTCTCGTACTGGTCCTTGCCCACCAGGCGGTAGCTGGTGACGGTCTTGAAGTCGGATACGTTGCGAACGCTGGTGATGTTCCGCCAGGTCCGCTCAACCGAGAAGAAACCCTCGAGCAGGAACTTGTTGGCGACGTTCGACAGGATGCCACCGATGTCGATGGTCGAGAACGCGGCCTGAATGTTCTGGCCGAAGGCGAACCGCAGCACACTGCGGCTGTCGCGGAAGTTGCGGCCCGTGTATCCGTTGGCCCACGCCGCTTCGAGTAGAAGCTCCTGCAACCCGATGCCCCCGCGAAAGCGCTTCGAAGCCGCTTCGAGGGTCTTCTCGTCGTACAGCTCCTCGACCTTGGCAGACTTCCCGGTGAGCATGCACGCCGCTTCGAGGACCTGGCCGCCCATCGCGTTCTCGACCGCGTGAATGGCCGGCGCCGCTGCTTCCAAGCCAGCCCATGACGTGCTACGATGGTCTCGCCGCCCGGGGCGGACGATCCGCGCAGGCAGACGAGGACGGGTCATGGGCGTGATTCGCGCGATCACTCGGCTGTTCGGGCTCCTGTGCGTTGCAGTGGCAGGGGTCGTGGGCCTGTTCGCGCTGTTCGGATTCACGGTGAGCGACGACACCGCCGGACGCGTGATTGCCGGCGTTCTGGCCGGGGTTGCCCTGCTGCTGGCATTGATCGGCGTCCGCAGCTTGCGGCAGCGGGAGCAGCATCGTTTGACTCCCTCGCCCGCCCCGGAGCTCAGGGGTGGTAGTTCAGTGGCCCTGCGAAAGTGCAGAGAGTGTGGGAATCAAGTCAGTTCACGAGCGAAAACGTGTCCGCAGTGCGGCGCCCCTGTCAAGGCAAAGACCAGTCCCTTGGCGGGCGCGTTGGCGTTCTTGGTCATCGTCGCTATCTGTGCCGGCGTTTGTACACGGGTGTTTGACGGGGACGACAAGGCACGGCACCCGTCTTTGTCGCAGCCCGACGGGGATCGGAGTCGTGGAGCTGCGACGGTGTCCGAGAGCGCCAGACCCGCGGTTCCGAGGGATGTCTCGTACTCCATCATTGACTCTAGCGCCCTTCCACCTGTCAAGCGGAGCGTGGACGTTCGGCTGAACAAGAAGGTTTCCGAAGTAACGCTCAAAGCGATCGCCCTCAAGCTCAAGGCTCAGGACCCGCAGCAGTACGAACGTACTTTCATCGCATACTACCTTCCGGGTATGGTCGTCGGGGCCGGAGCTTGGGCGACAACGCACTTCAATCCAGACCTCGAAGTACGAATCCTCGGTTTGACAGCGGAGGAAGAGGACAAGCTCCTCTCCGAACCGCCGTCACAAACACGGGAAGTCATCGGGCGCTGGCTTGATGAGAGTCCTCATATCGGTAGTCGTATCATGATCTTCCGCGAGCATGGAAAGCTGTTCATCGAGTGGGCGTTCAAGGATGGTAGCAACCTGAAGAAAGAGTTGATCGAAAAGAAGACCGCGCTTGGACGTCGATTCGACCCCAAGGCATCGCAAAAGACGGAGGAGTCTGCCGGAACCGCGCCGGGACGGGAATTTCTGAAGTCAAAACTCGCTGAGCTTGATTCTTTCAAGCGCGCTGGTAAGTTTCACCAGTGGGGTTTTAGCATCGGAGGACCATTCAACTCATGGCTGGAGTCCGTGAAGTCGAAGCGCGACGAGGCCGGGTTCAGCTTCCTTGAGAGGGTTGCTGTGGGTGATTTGGAGATGCTCGGCCTCGAATACATGACAACCAAAGGTCGCGAGAATGACTACACTCGCTACGCCCGCGAACAGATTGCACAAGCGACGAAGGTAGGCACCAAGGTGGGGGGCTCCAGTGCTGGGGATCATTGGCTTATTGGGCCGGACGGGAACCTGCAGGTTCGTGACAATAACGGTTTGATTGCAGTCGCCAAGAAGATCAACTGATTCCCGCCCGCTGCCGCTTGCACGCCGTCCCATCTTTG